AGCAATTCCAGAACGTATCTGTGATGATATTTCTAAATACGGAAAACAACTTCAAGAACAAATGGCAGTCACGGGTGGTTATGGTGATAAGAAATTAAATAAAAAACAACTCATAGATTTAAAAAAGAAAAGAGATTCAGATATTGTTTGGATGAATGATAGATGGGTATATAAAGAAATTCAACCTTACATACATCAAGCAAATGCAGCAGCGGGATGGAATTTTAATTGGGACTTTTCTGAGTCTTGTCAATTTACAAAATATAAAAAAGGCCAGTATTATGATTGGCATTGCGATAGCTGGGATCAACCTTATCAAAGACAACAAGGTGATCCATCGCACGGAAAAGTTAGAAAATTATCAGTAACGGTTACTCTATCAGATCCAAAAGATTATAAAGGTGGAGAATTAGAATTTGATTTTAGAAACATGGATCCAGATAAAAAACCTAACATTAAAAAATGTACAGAAATATTACCTAAAGGATCGTTGGTTGTGTTTCCTTCTTTTGTATGGCATAGAGTATGTCCAGTTAAAAGCGGTGAAAGAAACAGTTTGGTTATCTGGAACTTAGGATACCCATTTCAATAAAGGAGAAATATGAAAAAGAAGAAAAAAAGAATAAAGAAACCAACTAAAGTTACTTACCCTACTCAATTAAATAGAGAGGATTATTTTAAATGTCCTATCTGGTTTGCAGATGCACCAGAGTTTGAAAAGAAATTAAATGATGCTTCTGATAAATATATAGAAGACTCTAAGAAAACTTTAAAACCAGCAATTGATAAGCGTAATAAAAAGTTTGGTGATAAAGGAGACATGGGTCATGTATTTCATTCAACATCTTTGATTGGAGATCCTGACTTTTTAGAATTACAAAATTACATTGGTGCAACAGCTCATAACTTATTAATTGAAATGGGTTTTGATATGTCAGGTCATCAATTGTTTACTACAGAAATGTGGGTACAAGAATTTGCTAAAAAAGGTGGTGGACATCATACTTTACATACGCATTGGAATGGTCATATCTCTGGTTTTTATTTTTTAAAAGCTAGTGAGAAAACATCACTACCGTTATTTGAAGATCCACGTGCAGGAAATGTAATGAATCTATTACCAGAGTTAGATAAATCAAAAGTAACTTATGCTAGTTCAGCAATAAATTATCAAGTTAAACCAGGTCGAATGATATTCTTTCCATCATATATGCCACATCAATACATTGTTGATATGGGTTATGATCCGTTTAGATTTATACATTGGAACTGCCAAGCAATACCAAAAGGAGTGTTAAATGTCGTTCAAGAAAAATAAATACACAGTACTAAAGAAAGCTATCTCACCAGAACTTGCAGAATTTGTTTATCAATATTTTTTAAACAAAAGAAATGTTGCAAGGTTTTTATTTGATCAAAAATACCTATCTCCATTTACAGAATATTATGGTGTATGGAACGATGAACAAGTGCCTAATACATATTCACATTATAGTGATATTGCAATGGAAACCTTACTTCAGCAAGTTAAACCTGTTATGGAAAAACATACAGGTATAAAATTATCAGAGACATATTCTTACGCAAGGATTTATAAAGAAGGTGATGTCCTAGCTCGTCACAAAGACAGATACTCTTGTGAAATATCTACAACATTAAATCTAGGTGGTGAGTCATGGCCCATTTATTTAGATCCAACAGGTAGAAAAGGTCAAGCTGGTATTAAAGTGGACCTTGAACCAGGGGATATGTTGATCTATTCTGGTTGTGATCTAGAACATTGGCGTGAAGAATTTAAAGGTAAGAACTGTGGACAAGTATTTCTACATTATAACAAATCTAGTTCTAAAACAGCTAAAGAAAATTACTTAGATAAAAGACCTATGTTAGGCGCACCTGCTTGGTTTAAAGGTGTTAAGTTGACAAAGATTAAAAAATAGCTTACACTGTAAGCTTGTAGGGGGAGGACCCACCACGAAATCCCCTTACTTTAAAATCTGTTGAATTTATCAACAATCTGATATACTACCTAATAAACAGGTTTTTATATGCTACAAAAATTAGGATTTCTACCAGGATTCAATAAACAAGTCACAGAAACAGGAGCCGAGTCTCAATGGACTGGTGGCGAGAACGTACGTTTTAGATATGGTACTCCAGAGAAGATTGGGGGCTGGACTCAATTAGGAGAATCAAAACTCACAGGTGTTACTAGAGGCTTACATCATTTTGTAAGTAAAACTTCTATTAAGTACGCAGCTATTGGAACCAATAGAATTTTATATGTTTATTCCGGAGGTGTGTATTATGATATTCACCCAATTAAAACAGACTTTGGAGTTTTATCAGGAGCTTTCACTTGTAATTTTACCAACAGTAGTGCTGCAGTAACTATTACTTTTCCAGGAGGAAGTTATACGACAGCTGGAATGGTAGCAGGTGATATTTTATTGATGACTGATTTTACGGGTGGAACGGGTACAGGATTTTCAACAACAGATTTCGATGATAAAAAATTTATGATTACTTCAGTTGATAGTACAACTCAAGTTACAATCACAATGCCAAGTGCTTCTACAGCGAGTACAACAGGAACTTTTAAAGTTCAATGGTACTATCCAGTGGGTCCAGCAGAACAAGTTGGAGCTTATGGTTGGGGGATATCTTTATTTGGTGGAAATATTTTAGGAGCAATAACAACTACTTTAAATGGTGGTTTAAGTGATGATGCTTTTGGAACAGGAGGAAGTGGAACAACGATTACATTAGCAAGTGTCAGCGGTCTTCCGAGTACCGGTACAAATTATATTCAAGTAGGTTCTGAAGAAATATCTTATACAGGAGTTAGTGGTAGTACTATAACAGGAATTACTAGAGGAGTTAGAGGATCAACAAGAGCGGCACATAGTACAGGTGCAACAGTTACTAATACTTCTTCTTACACAGGTTGGGGATCACCCGCAGCTAACACCGATTCTGTAACAGACCCCGGTCAATGGTCCTTGGACAATCTAGGCCAAACTTTAATTGCTTTAATTGTTAATGGTCCTTGTTTCGAATGGGATGCAAACGCAACCAATGCAACCGATAACAGAGCGACAATTATTTCAGGTGCACCAACAGCATCAAGGGACATGTTAGTCTCTACTCCAGATCGTCACTTAGTATTTTTTGGAACAGAGACAACGATTGGAGACCCAACGACTCAAGATGATATGTTCATAAGGTTCTCTTCTCAAGAAAATATTAATGACTATGCTCCAACCGCGACCAATAGTGCTGGTACACAGAGACTGGCCGCCGGATCACGGATCGTGGGTGCTAAACTTGGTAGAAATGCAATCTATGTTTGGAGTGATACTTCTTTATTTACTATGAGATTTGTTGGAACTCCATTTACATTTGCTTACGAACAAGTTGGAACGAACTGTGGATTACTAGGTAAGAATGCAGCCGTTGAAGTTGATGGTGCGGCTTACTGGATGTCTGATAATGGTTTCTTTAGATATACGGGTCGATTAGAATCGATGGATTGTTTGGTCGAAGATTATGTTTATGATGATCTTAATACAACTTCTAATGAATTAGTATATTGTGGTATTAATAACTTGTTTGGTGAGATCACTTGGTTCTACCCAACGTCTACTTCCAATACAAATAATAGATCTGTTACATACAGTTATCTAGACTCAACAGCAAAAAGACCTATCTGGTTTACTAATGCTAGTACACTTTATCAAAGAAGTACTTGGGCAGACTCAGCTGTATTTGGTTTACCTCATGCAAGTAAATATGATGCAGGAGACGATGCGTCTTTTGATGTCGTAGGTAATACGGATGGAGTTACAATTTATTTTGAACATGAAACTGGAGTCAATCAACAACTAGCGGGTACTATAGCAACTGCTATTCCAGCAAATATTACTTCAGGAGATTATGATATTACACAAAAAGTAGTTAAAGGAGCAGCAACTAATATGGCTGACCTTAGAGGAGATGGAGAAAGTATTATGAGGGTAAGTAGAATTATTCCTGACTTTGTTTCTCAAACAGGGAATGCTATTGTACAACTAGATTTAAGAGACTATCCAAATAACTCTGCAGCAAGCTCCTCATTAGGTCCGTTTACAGTGACAACTTCTACAAGTAAAGTAGATACACGAGCTAGAGCTAGAGCAATTGCTTTAACTATTTCTAACACTGCGGTAGATAGTAGTTGGAAGTTAGGGACTTTTAGATTAGATATACAATCTGGAGGAAGACGATAGTGGCAAAAATTGTACAATCCTTAACTAGAGCAAGTGAAGAATACGAAGCGGACACTGCACAATCTTTGGTTAGAGATTTAGATGCTGTGTTAGAGAAATTAAACACAACGTTTCAAGAAGAATTAAAACAGGAGATAGAAGCTAGAAGCTTCTTTTTAGATTAATGGCAGTAGTCAATCAATATAAATTTGTAGGAATAGATAACAGTACAACAGGTAGTGCACTTACACCTTTTGGTTCAGGGTTTCCTTTAGTAAGTGAAACGTATGTTATTAAATCTATTTTAGTTACATCAGCTGGTACACCAACAACGACTGTTACAAACAATAGTATTACAGCTATTAAAACAATAGGTTTAACAGCAAATGTTACAACAGAATTATTAACCCAACCGCTAATAGTAGAAGGTGGAAAAACTTTTACAGTTCAAGCAAGCACAACAGACTCGTTTGATGTAGCTATTAGCTATCTAAACATTAAGAAAGAGGTAACAACATAATGGAAATACTAAACGCAAAAGTAGAGACGACTTACAGACACAAGGAAACAGGAGAGCTTTTTAAGGAGAGAAAAGACTGGGAAGCTAAGGGTTTCAAGCAAGAAGACATGGCTCAAGATGTAAAGGTTATTATGCCAGCACTTGATTTGTTGTCTAAAACAAAGTAAAGTAATAAACTCAGGAGAAAAATTATGTTTGAAGAACAAATGTCACAATCAATAGAAGCAGGCGCACCCGATATCAAGTACAATCAAGGTGATATTGGAAGAGGCCAACCCCAAGACGAACAAGGTAAACAAGTTGCTGCTAAAATATGGGAGCAAATGGAACCCGAGCAAAAATCTCAATTCGGAAGTTTTGATGCTTTCTTTGCAAGCGGTATATGGAAACAAATTATCCAACAGATGCAAGCAGATGAATCAGGAATTAATTCTCAAGCTCCAGAAATGATGCAAGAAAATGTTAACATGGCTGAGTCAATGCCAGGCGGTGGTATCGCTGATGTTGATATGAGAGAACAAGTTCAGATGAGAGCCAACGGTGGTCTGATGGGTCTATACAACAGAGGTAGATAGTCATGGCCGGTATAAAAGATACCAAAATAATTAAAGGTCAACCACACCTGTTGACTTACATAACACCAAACGAAGTTGAAAAATTAAAAGCTTTAGGGGGTCAAGAGACTATGACACCTGAAGGCATACCTGCGTATCCTGAATATGATAACTATGGTTTTAGTAGTCAATCGGATTTCAATTCAGGAGATGTGTCTAGATCTAATGATCCTAATGTAAGAGGAGAAGGACCAGGTCAAAATAGAGTAACCGCTTCTCAATTAGCTGCAACAAATGCAAAAGAAAAAGCAGATGCAATTGCAAAAGATATTGCAAAAAGAGAATTAGAAAAATCTAAATATGATGTAGGTACTAAGAAAAATCCTTATGCAGATTTTTTTAGTAAACAAAAAATAAAAAGCATGAACAAAGCTGCTCGAAGAAATAAATATAAAACTTTACAAGAATTAAATCAACTTCCAAAAGATGAACTAAGTAAAAGTCAACTTGCATTTATGGCAATGAATCCGATTTATGGTTTTGGAAAATTAATAAGTGGACAAACAAAAGTTAATCCAGAAACAGATATGTTTGATATAGATTCGATAAGAGAAATAGGTGGTCAAACACAATATACACCTACTGTAGATCCTGTTACAGGGAAAACAACCTATGGTACAACAGCCAATCAAGCAAAACAATTAGGTTATTTAAAACAAGATATAGACATGAGCACTAGAAAAGATATTACTCAAAACGAATTTGATGAATATATGAACAGAAAAAAAATTCCTACTTTTGAAAGTGGTGGCAACCCTAATATTTTACCACAATACGCAATGATGGGGGGTGGTGCAGACATGGGATCAGAAGATGTTGAACCGTATAATCAATTTACTTATGACGAAGATGCTTTTGGTCTTGGCGGAGACTCAGCAGATGTAACAAGAGCTTCATATGATTTTAACCAAGGTGGAAGAGCCGGAAAAGCTGAAGGTGGGATCATGGAACTAAGAGCACGAAGAGCTTTCGGTGGGATCATGGATAGAGTTGATAAGAGACAAGGATATTTTTTAGGAGGTATAGGTAAAGCTATTAAAGGTGTAGTTGGTGGCGTGGCTGATGCAGCAGGTAAAGTTTTAAAAAGTGATGTTGGTAAGATGGCAATAGCCGGCGCAGCATTTTATTATGGTGGCGGTGGTTCTGGTATGTTTGCTCAAGGATCCGCTGGTGGTGGTGGTTGGATGGGTGGTTTAAAAGCAATGGGTGGTAATTTTATGAGTTCAGCAAACCCTCTTTTATTTTCAGGTGGTAAACTTAGTCTAGGTAAACTAGGGTTAGCTTCAGCAGCACTACCTTTTTTAATGCCAGCAGCTAAACCAAACGAAACAAGTTTTAGTGATAGAGGTGGATCATTAATAGATCCTATAACAGGACTACCCGCAAAACCAGCTGAGATGAGAGCATCACTAAATAATGCTTTAGATAATGCTGATGGAGATCCTATTAGAATAAAACAAATTAATGATGCCTATGCTTTTTTAGGACCTGATGAAAGACTAGGAACTTACTCACCTTATAGAACTTATGGAGTTAAAGATGGTGGCAGAATAGGTAAAGCAGAAGGTGGATTAATGGACCTTGGTGGTATGGAAAAAGATTACAGAGCTGAAGGTGGATTTGTACCTATTGGAGAATATGAAAAGAAGGACGATGTACCAGCAAGACTAAGTGTTAATGAATTTGTATTCACAGCTGACGCTGTAAGAGGCGCAGGTCAAGGAGACATAGATAAAGGTGCAGAGATCATGGAAAATATGATGAAAAATTTAGAAAAAGGTGGTACAATATCAGAGGAATCACAAGGAAATATTGGAGCCCAACAAATGTTTGAAACATCAGAGCGATTAGGAGAAGTAATATAATGGCAATAACAGAAACTAGAAGTTTACCCCCACAGTTTGTAGAAGATCTAGGTAAAGATTACGCAACACAGTTAACGGGTTTAACTTCACAACCAATGGACACGACCAAGTTTCAACCTATGGTTGCAGGTCAAGACCAAGCACAAACAGACGCTTATAATTTAGCAACTACACAAGGTCAAGGTATCGGAGCTTACGCACCTTATCTATCACAAGCGGGAGCTTATGGAACAGCAGCCGCAGGTCTTTCAGGGCCTCAAGGTTATTCAAGTTTCATGTCCCCTTATCAACAAGATGTTATCGATGCAACAATGAGTGAGTATGATACACAAGCTGCAAAAGGAATTACAGGTATAGGTCAACAAGCAGCGATGTCTGGAAATTTAGGTGGTGGACGTGAAGGGGTTATGAGATCAGAATATCAAAACAAATCTGACATGAACAGAGCATTACTACAAGCTGGAATGTTACAACAAGGATTTGGCCAAGCACAACAAGCAGCTAACACAGCGTTCGGTCAACAACAACAGTTAGGAGCTGATCAACAAAGAATGGCTCAACTAGTTCCAGGATTATACGGA